TTGAGCCCCGTATATTTATCTTGTAGAAGACGGGGTCGGAGATTTTGCCAGACATGTTTTTCCAATCCTATATTTTCCGCCTTGACTTCCTCATGCACCAGAAGACGTCCCATGTGATCGACCTGGCAGATGAGCGACCACGGATTGCGACCGAAATCTTGGCCCACGTACAGGGGGTACCCAGGAATGACGAGTGTGTTGTCGACAGTGTGAAAATCAGCCCGATAGGACTGCGCGAATACAGCCGCCCCGGAGGGATCGTTACCGTAGTGAGCATAGACATACCTGTTGACGTAGTCGTGATCAGGGCCGTGGGTGGCGATGATGTTCTCATAGTACTTCCTGCCCTGGTCCAGCCGCTGCTTGGAGTTGATCGGCAGCTGCACCGTCTCGGCGGTCTGCAGTAGCCAGTTGAGGTTCTCGGCCCCGGAATCCTGTTGACCGTGCTTGTCAAAGGTGGGATAGTCCATCCCGGAAGGTTGTTGGAATAGCGACCAGTTCGGTACCTCGTTGGCCTTGATTTTCTCGAAGAATTCCCACCATGACGACATTTCGACGGGCATATTGGTGTCGGCGACGATCCCGTGCCAGCTTGGTACGCCGCGTTGACCTGATGGATATCGACCGATGCGGCCTTGTACATGGCCCAGAATGTCGATATTCATTTCAATACACTCTGATAGGAAGGCTCCCGTTAGTTGCATCGATAAGAGACGGGCTTTATCTTCTGCATCCTCCAGAGGAAGAAACACCCACTCCGAAACAACGTCGTTGAACTTGACATGATACGTCGACTCCGATACCCGCCACAGCCCAAGCCCAGCCAGCCACTGATCACAGTCTTTGAGGACGGTGGCTTTCAACTGCATCAGCGTCTCTCGAAGCAGCGCAAAACGCGTATATCGCATGCCATCTGGGGCCTTATCCTGCTCTGCAGCACGCCGCAGAAGCTCCATGATAATGCCGGTGGTCTTGCCCGATCCTATGGGACCGGCCAGGATGCGACCAAACGCATTCGAGCGACAGAACAGACCAATCGTCGGCGGCGCCGTGTAGGTTAGGTCGGGCATGGCTTGTCACTGGCCATCAGCTCCAGAAGCGGCGGCTCTTCTTTCTTGGCTTCGATCTGGACCGTGTTGCCGCCTAGGTTGATGTTGATGGAAAACCGTTCGACCGATTGACCGGTCGATGGCGCCGGCGGAGCGATGCCGGCCAATTCCTTGAACACCTTGGCGACGGCGACGGCTTCGCCGAGCTCTTCGCGACGGTCGCCCATGCGGCTGGCGAGCACGGGGAGCTTTTCCTCCAAAGCCATGGCGGCCTGGGCACCGAGCCGTTTATTGGTGCTGGAGATGCTTTCCCACTCGGCGGTATAGGCCTCGAGCAGTTTCTTGAAGTAGGGGTTGTCGGCGATGTAGCGCCGATAGAAGTCATCGGGAATCTGGTAGGTCTGAAGCAGGTCCTTGAGCGGCAGTCTGTCGGTCGCGATCTCGCGAGCCAGGATGGCCAACAGTTGCGGCTCCGGCGGGGCCAAGCCGTTTTCCATATATGGAGTGAACGACGCAAGCCCCTAAGGCTTCGTTAACGTCTCAAGGCTACGGTTTCACCGTCGCGTGTAAGGATGCCGGTGAATGGCGGACGACCTTGGCGCCCAGGGGGTATTGCAGTTCATCCCTCCGGCGGCGCTCGAACAGCAGGAGATACAACGGGCCCGGGATCAGGCGCAGGCGGCCGATGCAGCGCAGCCGGTGCCGACCCAGTTGGCCGGCTTTATCCGCGGCCGCTGGGAGATCTTCCGCAACCACCGTAATACCGCCAGCGGCTGGAGCGAGCGGCTCCTCATCGCGCTACGAACGTTCAACGGCCAATATGACGCGACCAAGCTCAACGAGATCCGCAAGTTCGGCGGCTCCGAAGTCTTCCTCCGATTGGTGGCACAGAAATGCCGGGCGGCTACGAGTCTGCTAAGGGATATCTATCTGGGGGCCGACCGGCCATGGGCGGTCAAGCCACCGGCGTCACCGGATCCGCCGCCGGAGATCATCGCCATGATCAATCAACTACTGCAGCACGAGCAGCAATTGGCCAAGGGCGCACCGCCGGGACAGGGCCCGCCGCCGGGGTCCGATACCGAGCGACGCATGACCTTGATGCAGGCGGCACTGGACAAGGCCAAGAAGACCGCGGCGGACCAAGCCAAGCTCAGTGAAGACAAGATCGAGGACATCCTGCGCCAAGGCGGCTTCTATCAGGCCATGGCCGAGTTCTTGGTGCAGATGTGCATCTTCCCTTATAGCTGCATCTGCGGCCCGGAGGTCAAGATTTTGCCCGAGCTGCAGTGGCCGCCAAACGGCGGACCGCCGACCGTCAACCGCATTCCCAAACTGACCTGGCGCAGCCCTAGTCCGTTCGATCTGTGGTGGACGCCGGGGGTGTCGGACATCGCTCAAGCAGAGATAATCGAGAAGGTTCGCATGACGCGGGCGGAGTTGAACGACCTGCTGGATCTTCCGGGCTACAATCAACAAGCCATCCGCGACGTACTGCAACACTACGGGCAGGGTGGATACTACGACAATTGGGACACCACCGACGCGGAACGTGCAGTACTTGAAAATAAGGAGAATCCGGCATGGAATCGCTCCGGCATGATTACGGGGATGTTGTATAACGGACCTGTTCAGGGCCAGATGTTAGCCCAGTACGGCATTCAAGTCGACGACGTTCTGCGTGATTATTATATTCAAGCGTGGATGATCGGCCCTTACATCATCAAGGCGCATCTTGCTCCAAGTCCGAGGCAGCGGCATCCATATTTCATCACCTCGTTCGAGAAGGTGCCGAATACACCGATCGGTAACGGCTTGACTGATATCCTTGCCGACCTGCAGGAGATCATCAATGGGACTGTACGTGCTTTGGTTAATAACGTGTCTATTGCTTCTGGACCCCAGGTGGTGGTCCGTGATGATCGACTTAGCCCAGACGAAACTGGAGAGGACCTGTTCCCATGGAAAAAATGGCACTGCCGATCCGACCCACTCTCTTCGACGACCGAGGAGCCGATAAGCTTTTTCATGCCGACGTCGAACGCCCAGGAGATGCTTGGAGTGTTCGACAAATTCGTCGGCATGGCCGACGATGTCTCTGCGATCCCGAAATACATCGGCGGACAAGCGGGGTCAGGTGGTGCCGGCAGGACGGCGAGTGGGTTAGCTATGCTGATGGGCAATGCTTCGAAAATCCTGCAAACCGTCGCGGCGAACATCGATCGGGACGTGATGGAACCGGCCTTGACACAACTGGCCGACTTGATCTTATTGACTGACGAGACCGGCATCCTGACTGGCGAGGAAAAAATCTCGGTGCGGGGTGTTGAGGTTGCGGTCCAGCGCGAGACCATCAGACAGCGCCAAGTCGAGTATCTGCAAGCGACCAACAATCCGGTCGACAATCATATCATGGGCTTCAAGGGTCGCGGCACGGTGTTGCGGTCGGTGGCGTCGACCATCGGCCTCGATGGCGAGACCATCGTGCCGAGCGACCAGGAGCTGGCGCAAATGCAGCAGCAGAATATGCAGCAACAGCAACAAGACCCGATCATTCAGCAAGTCAACCAGTGTGCAACGGGTGACGACTGAACTGGCGGCGGCGCAGATGGGCACGCAGGAAGGCATGCCGATGGGGATGCCGACGCATATCGGCACGCCGGGCGGGCCGCAAGGCGCTCCGGGATCGGTAGCGCCGAGCATGGCGCAGATGAGTGCGCAGGCACAAGGAGCACAGCCTGGACCGTTGTCGGCTGGCGGCGGACCGCAGGCGGCAAACATTGTGAGCAATACACCGGGGCCGGGCGCGAAGTTGTCGCCCGGTCCGGCTTAACGAAAGCGTAACCAAGCCTCTTTAGCGTGCAAGGCGCACTAGGGACCTGACATGGCCGGCATCACGTCTAGTTTTCAATACGACGCCAATCAACGCGGTTTGATTCTGGCGCAGGTTGTCGGTCAGATGTCTGCCGGAATGGCCGGTGCCGCAACCGGTCCTGCAGGTCCCGCAGGTTCGACGACAGGTCCAACAGGTCCCGCCGGTGTCGGCATGACCGGCCCGACGGGTCCTCTTGGACCGACAGGTCCTGATGGCTCGCTTGGCCATCAAGGACCGCCCGGTGCCACTGGCGCGACTGGTGCCACTGGTCTTGTTGGTCAAACGGGTCCGCAAGGCGCCGCTGGCGCTATTGGCCCGGGCAATGCAGGCACGGGCCCGACTGGCCCCACGGGTGGACAGACGGGCGCGGCTGGACCGAGTCGCGCAGGCGCGACTGGTCCGGGAGGTGCAACAGGTCCCACCGGGGTCACCGGCTACCCAGGCTTCGTAGGCCCGACCGGCCCGACCGGCCCCACGGGTACGCGGTTACTTGGCCCTGGTGGGACTGGCTTCTGGACTCCGCCGTGGAGCGATCCGCATATTGCCGGCGCCATCTGGTTCAATCCGAACGCGACCGGTAGTGCGGGCCAGGCGGGGCAGGTGTTCTCGATGTTTGTGAGGTCGGCGGGATAATGGCAACACAAGCAACAGCATTCCCCGGCGGCCCGATCCCTGAAATTTCCAATCTGGGACCCAACCAAGTCAGTGTCGTCCTGAAGCAACTGGTCGACTGGGTCAATTCCGGCGGCACCACGGGCGGCTTCACGGGTCCAGCAGGGCCGACAGGCTTCGCCGCAGTGACAGGCCCGGCAGGTCCAGCCGGTACATTGACAGGATCACAAGGCCCCGCCGCTGGCGCGCAAGGCCCCGCTGGTGTGACTGGTGCAACGGGTGCTGGTGGTGTGACTGGTCCTGCGGGTCCGCAAGGAGCGGGCGGCACGGCTGGTCCAGTGGGTCCGGTTGGTGCACAGGGCCCTCCCAATTCACTCAACGCGACCGGTTTCCAGGGGCCGGCCGGCGCACCAGGCACAGCAGTCGGCCCGACGGGTATTGGTCTCACTGGTGTTACTGGCACGGCTGGTGCAGCTGGCCCGCGTGGGCCCATGGGTGTGACTGGTGCGACGGGCCCGATCGGTGTGACTGGTGTGAACTACAAGATTTTCAATCCCCCGCTCGCTGATCCAGGCGTCACCGGCCAAGTCTGGTGGGATAACGTCGCCGGTGTCCTCAAAGTGTCGGGGCTTGTGTGATGGCTATATTCCCGCCGCTCCCCAACCTCGCTCCGGACAGCTACGATGACAACACGTTGTCGGCTGCCATCCTGCAGGTTGCGCACACCATTAACACCTCGACTTTTACAGGGCCGGCAGGTCCACGTGGTGCGACCGGTGCAAGTACCAATACAGGGCCGACCGGCCCGACCGGTGGCACGTTCGTGCGTTACACTACGGGTATTACGGGCACGACTGGCTACACCGGCTACAACTTGGGCTACTTTGGTCCGACTGGGCCTCCCGGCGGGCCGCGCGGGGTCACAGGTCCGTCAGGCTACACAGGCGTACAAGGCGCAGCGGGGCCGCCCGGTCCAACGGGTGGCGCGGGCGCGACTGGCGCGACGGGCCCGCAAGGGCCGCAAGGTCCGGTCACCTGTACGGGGCCGACGGGGCCAGCATTCGGTGCTGCGGGATTGACGGGTCCAACCGGGACGCCGGGCGTGCAAGGTGCTGCTGGTGGGCTAGGAGCCACAGGACCGACAGGAGGCACCGGGCCAACCGGTACTCTTCTGTACAACCAGGACCAGTCGCCGTACGCGCCGGGACCATCAGGACCGTCAGGCTACGGCATCTACGGCATCCAAGGCGGGCCACAAGGACCGGCGGGACCGGTTGCCAACACGGTGCTGATCCTCAATATCGGCTTCGCGTGGAATATTCCGGGCGCGTTGTATTGCCTGCCGGGCTTCGGCAATACCGGTGTCTTCCTGGATGAAGGCTTCCCGTTCAAGGGATCTAGCTAGAGTCAATTGACTTTTTCGTGATATCATGCGACATAGTGCGCATGGCCCCCCGCTTGTGCTTGAATTCCATCGTCAAGAACGAGCAGGACAAGATCCTGCGCATGCTCACCTCGGTGGAGAAGCATATTGCTTGCTATGCCATCCAAGATACGGGCTCGACGGATAAGACCAAGGAGATCATTCAGACCTGGGCAGCGACCTGCGGCATCCCCGGCATCATCGGCGACGGGCCCTTCGAAGACTTTGCCCAAGCCCGGAACGACGCCCTCGCCTTGGCGCGCAAGCGTGACGACTGGGACTATCTGATCCTGGTCGACGCCGATATGGAATTGAAAGTCCAATCCGATGATTGGCTCTATGGTGTCCTTGCCGAATCGCATGACATGTACCAGCTTGCCGGTCCGCTGCATTATCAGAATAGAAGATTACTGAGCCGGTTTTCCGATGCCGTTTATCTGACTCCGACCCACGAATTTCTCAACGCCCCGACCGGCGGCTGCATTCCGATGGAGAAGGCGCACTTCGTTGACCATGCCGACGGCTTCAACCGTCCGGACAAGTTCAAACGCGATATCAAGATTTTCAAGAAGGCAATGAAAAATGGTGCCGAACCGAAAGACCGCATCGCCTACTATCTCGCGCAGAGTCATCGCGATTCCGGAGACTTTGCTGAAGCAGCAAAGTGGTATCAAAGACGTATCGAGCTTGGTGGCTGGCCTGAGGAAGTCTGGTCTGCGTACCACAACCTCGCT